TCAACGATTACCATAGGTGCCGGTGGGGCAGGCGGCGCAGCAGATACCAATGATGGTGCGGCGGGAGGTTTATCCAGTTGGGCAGATGGTGGTACAACGGTTACTGGTGGCGCGGGTGGTGCGGGAATTGGAGAAGATACTTATGGATACACTGCCGGTGGTAGTGGCACCAATGGAGATATAAACATTACTGGTGGAGCAGGTGGTTCCTCGCGATATGGTTTCGGAACGCCCGATTCGCAATTAGGTATCGGAGGGGGGTATCTTGCGTCGTCTGCGTATCAGGCAGCCGGTGAAAATGATGCAGTTGGATATGGATCAGGCGGTGGGGGTGGTGATGGTCGGCGTGGGGGCAATGGCGCAGGTGGGATAATCATTGTCTGGGAGTACAAGTAATGAAATATGCAATCGTAAAAGACTCTATTGTCACTAACATGGTGGAGTGGGATGGAGTATCTGACTTCCCCGTTGACGGTGAACTTATCCAAGCAGACAAGAGCGCATGGATCGGCGGCGAATACAACGGTTCGTTTGTTGCTAGACCTGTTGAGCCGGATGTTAGGACATATGATCAGAAGAGGAAGGGAGAATACCCAAGTCTCGATGAGTTAATCGTGGCCCTCTGGGAAGGAGTAGTAGAAGAGCGCATGGCATCAGTTACTCGGCTTGAAGCAGAGCGTCAGGCAGTTAAAGCAAGGCATCCAAAGGTATAAATTATGAGCGAAGTAAAAACTAACAAGGTCAGTCCATCGACAGGAACTGCATTTACGTTGGGAGATAGCGGGGACACATTTACTGTGGATGCTGATGTCCTCCAAATGGGTGATAACATCGTTCAACGTCCGGTGATGAAGGATTATGGTGAGACAGTAAACGCTATAGGGGCTATTGGCGGTGGCGCACAAGACATCGACCTAACCCTTGGCAACGTTGTTACAGGCACGGTTGATACGTCCGAAACCACGTTTACCTTCTCCAATTCTCCAACTACAGGTACAGCGGGATCATTTACTCTGATCCTCACTAACGGTGGAAGCCAGACTGTGAACTGGCCCGCTGCTGTAGATTGGGCGGGTGGATCAGGGCCGTCGCTCACAAGTTCAGGTATAGACATAATCACCTTCACCACTATTGATGCGGGAACAATCTGGTATGGGTTTGCCGCCGGTTTGGATATGGGCTGATGCCACTAGGGTTTCACAAAGCAACACTGTTTGGTGTAGCGGGAGTCAGCACAGGAGATGTAGTTCTGCTCCACGATCAGGATTATTCCAACGTAGCATCAGCATCAATTACGTCTGGGATTGACTCAACTTACGGGGAATATATTTTCAAGTTTTATAATATAAATCCGGCTACGGATGATGTTCATTTTGGATTTCAAGTTAATGCTGTTGATGAATCTGGTTATAACGAAGTTATGACAACCACTTATCATCAAGCCTTTCACAAGGAAGATGACTCAGATACGCCTAATGTTGTTTATACGACAGCAAGAGATCAGGCTCAAGGAACTTCTTACCAAGCTATCACAGAAGCTCAGGGTAACGGCGGAGATGAAAGCGCAGCAGGAATCCTGCATTTATTTAACCCTTCAAGCACAACTTATGTGAAGCATTTCTATTCAAGAATGAATGATTATATATCTGTTAATAGGACTAGCGATAATTACGTCGCAGGTTACGTAAACACAACGTCAGCAATTGATGAGATTTCTTTCAAGATGACCAGTGGTAACTTTGATGGTGTAATACAAATGTATGGTATAGCTTAACTTTAGGAGCAATTTAGATGGCAAGACATAAAATGGTAAACGGTGTACGGATTGACTTTACACCGGAAGAAGAAGCAGCAAGAGATGCAGAAGAAGCTGCATGGGCAGCGGGTGCTTTTGATCGGGCAATAGTCGGATTAAGGGATGACCGTAACCGTAATCTGGCTTCTACAGACTGGTACGCATTATCTGACGTAGTGATGTCGCAGGACATGACTGATTATCGTCAGGCACTGCGTGATCTTCCGGCAGGACTAACCACCGTAGAAGAAGTACAAGCTGTTAGCTGGCCGGTAAAGCCCTAACCATTGAAAGGGGATATTGTAATGACCTATACGGATGCTTCCGCACTAGGATGGAGTTAGATTATGGCATTAGAAAGCGCATCATTCATTAGCGGACTCGTATCCGCAAATCCACCAGGAACTGACGCTATCAGTCAGGGCGATGACCATTTACGTCTTATAAAGACTGTTCTAAAGGCATCCCTGCCAAATGCAGACGCAGCAATAAACGGCATCCATACGAAAGCTACTGCCCCTTCATCCACATCTGCTGGTCAGTTATGGTTTGATACCACAAATAATCTTCTCAATATGCGTAATGAGGCAGATGATGGTTGGGTAATTTTAGCAGCTTCTGAGGCTGGTGGCGTCTTAGCCACAACACACGCAAGATTAACTGGTAATGCTTCAGTGAGAAGTGCCACTTATGCGGATACAGGTCTTGCCTTTTCCCACACCAAACTAACTGCTTCCAGCGATTTGTATGTCAATGTCAATATATTCCAAAATACATATAGTAATTTTTCGACTAGTACGGAGGACTATGTATACGCCATATTAACTGATTCATCTGGAACGCTCATAGTTGACACTAATAACGATCAGCCAATTATGATAATGGAGGATGTTGGTCAAGGTACTGGGGTAACATGGGATGTAGGAGCGGGGTGGTCTTGGATGTATAAAGTGACAAATGCTAATTGTCCAACGCCGGGAGCGGGAGCGCAAAGTTTCAAAATGTATACTAAATGTACCAATGCCGGAGATATGGGCTCACAATTTAACATGGGCTGTACGGTTATGGTATGGGAGATAGCAACCTAATGAACACCAGATTATTAAGCGACACTTTAGCCAGACTATCTTCTGGTGCGGATTTTATTATACAAACGGAGGTGTCTAGTTCAAGTGATTACGACACTAGCGTTGTTTTTCTTGACCCCTCTAAAAAACCATCTTGGTCAGAAGTGCAGGGTGCTGAGGCAGACACACAGTGGGTAACCGTGCGAAGGCAGAGGGATGGGAAATTACTCTCTTGCGATTGGACGCAGCTAGATGATGTTCCTCTAACCCCGGAGAAGAAAGCGGAGTGGGAAACATATCGACAGGCGTTAAGGGATATTACTAACCAACCCGACCCATTCAATATCACTTGGCCAACACCACCTGAATAATGCAGTTAATACCTATCAATGACCTTGGTAAGGTAGGGATTATAAGGGATACACCCCCTTATCAACTACCGCCTAATGTTTGGAGCGATGGCAATAATGTCAGGTTCCTAGATAATGGTGTAAAGAAATGCGCTGGGTACGAGGAGGTTTTCGCTACTCTTCCGTTTGGTGCATACTACATTTTCCCCTTCCTTGATAATAGTGGGGTCTATCATTGGCTTGCATTTGGAATAAGCAATGTCGCAGTATGGACTGGCAGCGCATGGTTGGATATTACCAGACAGAAGACAGGTCAGTTGAATGGTGCGTTATCCGCCTCCGATGTAACTATAGTTCTGGACGATACATCGTATTTCCCATCTTCTGGGACGATTGCGATAGGAACAAACCTGACGGATGATGCCACTACTAACCTGTACGAGGAAATCTCCTATGGTGCGAACAACACAGGAACCAATACTTTAAGTTCATTAACGGTGGCTAATGCCCACCCCGACAATGAAGCTGTTACCCCCACAGGAAGTACAGCTACCGGAGATAATCAATACAGCTCAACGGTTAACCAGAACTGGAGTGTAACCCTCCTAAACGGGTTGTTGGTTGCCACTAACGGATACGATACTGCACAGATGTGGCCTTTGTCGAGTGGGGTTCCGAGTAGGACTACTCCCCTTAGAGAGCTAAAGAACTGGCCTGCCTCTACTAGTTATTGTAAATCTATATCTGCATTTAGAACTTTCCTTGTGGGATTGAACTGGCAGATAGGCGGGGATGAATACCCTAATCTGGTAAAGTGGTCTACAGAGGCAGCTGCCTTGAATCCACCGAATTCCTGGGCAGAAGGAGATGCAACACTTGATGCTGGCGAGTATCAATTAACTGACACTCCCGGAAAGATAATTGATGGACTTCCTTACGGAGACTCATTCCTGATTTATAAGGAAGATTCAATCTACATTATGAACTTTGTAGGGACTCCCTACATCTTCTCGTTCAAGTTGTTATCCCCCACTATAGGGTTATTGGCTAAAAATGCAGTAGCTGAATATGAGGGTGGTCATTTCTTTATAGGAAACTCGGATTGTTATATAACTAACGGTCAGCAGGTTACACCCCTTCTCCCCAACAAGCTTCGCAGGGAAATGTTCTCTGATTTGAACGGTGATAACTACGAAAAAGTATTTGTGGCTGCGGACTACGCAAGGAATGAGATGCTTGCTTGTTACCCTGCCGGGGTATCTTCAATACCTAATAAAGCTTTGATATGGAACTGGAAAGATAACACCTTCTCGTTGCGGAGTATCCCTGATCTATATCATATTAACTCTGGGATAGCTGCTATAACAACCGGCACAACTTGGAACGACCATTCTGAAGAATGGAATGCTGGTGCTGGGATTTGGGGAACTGGCAACTACGATAATGTTTTGAAAAATATGGTGTTTGCCAAACCAGACCAGAAGGCTACCATAAGCGGGGCAACTGCTGCCAACCCGGTGGTTATTACATCCACAGCTCATGGTCTTGCTGATAGTGATTTAGTCTCTATAAGCGGTGTTGTTGGCATGACAGAGATAAATGCTCAGACCTACTACGCAAAGGTTACAGGATATTCTACAACGACATTTGCTTTGTATAGTAATTCTGCCCTATCTTCTACTGTCGATGGTTCCGGCTATACTGCTTATTCAAGTGGTGGTTATGTCGATATGCCAAAACTGTACAGGGATGATCGTGGTAATCAGGAAGACGGGACCAACATGACCTCCTACATTGAACGAACTGGTTATGATCTTGGCGACCCTTCTTCGCAGAAGTTTGTCTCGGCTATATGGCCCAAACTAGAGGTGTCGGGAGACAACACTATCAATGTATATATTGGAACCCAGATGTCTACAGAAGAAGGCATTACTTGGAATGCAGATACTGGTGGAACTCCGTATCTGTTTAACCCCAATACTCAATCAAAAGTTTCATGTCGAGCGACTGGAAAGTTCTTTGGTGTGAAGTTTGAGTCGACGTCGGATATTGATTGGAAGCTACACGGGATAGAATTTGAAGTAACCCCAAGGGGTAGACGAGGCAGCAGGGCGTACTAATGGCTAACGCGCCATCTAAAGATGTAAAGAGTGTTAACAGGTGGTCACCCAACCCAGCCCCTGTAAAACCAGAAGAACTCCCAGATTATCTTTTCAACGAGTTAAACAGGCTCGGTGACATACTGTTTAATCTGGATACGTTCAGGCTAGAGTCTACTCACGTAGACCCCGCAAAGCCTAGAGATGGTGATATCAGGTACGCTGATGGAACAAATTGGAATCCAGGATCAGGAGGAGAGGGTATATATGCTTACTTCAACAACACATGGAACAAGTTATCCTGATAAGGATGACTGCTCTGTAAGTGTTCTTACACCAGAGGATGTTCCAAAGGTATGGGGGAGAGCAAAGGAGCTTATAGCTAAAGCAGAGCCATTTTCAGACGGAGAATGGAAGGCGGATGATTTCTTTCTTCCGCTTGTCGATGGAGAGATGCAACTATGGATTGCTGTATCTAACGGAGAGTTGATAATGTCAGCAATTACTGAGGTTGCTTTCCACCCGAGAAAAAAGGTTCTTCGTGTTGTTGCTATAGGTGGTTCTGGACTGCTAAAGAGACTTGATAGTCTTTACGCTGCTGTCGAGTTGTTTGGAATTCAATGCGGGTGTACCGCAGTTGAGATTTGCGCCACTAGGAAGTGGGGGAGAATCTTAAAAGACTGGGAGGAGACAGGAGTGGTATTAACTAAGCCCCTACAAGGGAGACTTCACTGATGGGAAAGAAAAACTATAAACAGGCTTATTCCAAGTACAAGCCAAACGTTGATTTCACTGCTTATGTGGATCATTACCCAGACCTTAAAAACGCGTGGGCTATGATTGAGGCGAAGATCACAGGCAAGGATATGAGTAAGGTTAAGAATACAGGAAACCCGAACCTTACCCCAGATCAGCAGGCCGATTACTGGATTAAGCGTATGCCAGTCGGCAACATCAACGACCTCGCAGCAGCGAAGAAAGCGTTTGGACAGGCTCACGCCGCAGAAGATAATGCCTTGATGATAGGGAAGTACATGGGGGCGACTGATTATACGAAGGGTTCAGACGCGTGGAAGGATTTGTTTTCTGATTACGGTTCTAAGCCGGGCGATCCAAACACACGGTATGAAGATTACATTGACACTACTACCACCACTACCGACACTGACACCGACACTGACACCGACACCACTACTACCACCACCACAGACCAGGATATAACCAACCCAAGATCACATCCTTGGGTCGACACCGTCTTAAAGGAGAACCTGTCGTTTAAGGCGCAGGATTTGAGTCGCTTTATGACTAAGCCCGGAACTGGTGTTTGGGATTCTGGAGTTAATCTGGGAGAGAACAAGGGACTTATGTTTCAGAGGTACACCCCGGAATTTACGGCAACGTACGGTGGTGCTACTCCTTTTCAATACTTAAAGACTCCTTATAAGAAACCAAAGGGCAAGAGATGGAAGGCACCCCCTCATATTGAGGGATCTGGAAGTAAAAAGAAGAAGGCTCCGGCGACAGAATAGAGGATTACATAATGGGATCATCAACAACTAGAACAGAACCGTGGGGCAAACAAAAAGACTTCCTTGAGCGAGGCTTTAGGTCAGCAGGCAGTCTTTTAGATAAAGGAATGCCCGATTACTACGGTAAAGACTGGACAGATACTCTTGCTGGGTTTTCCCCAGAGCAGATGGCGTCGCAGGATGCCATGTTGAACTACATGAGAAGTCCTGAGACTGCGGCTTATCAGCAGGCTACCGGACAGCATTACCTTGATACTTATGGTTTGTCCAAGAACATGGCCCAAGGTGCGTTTACTCCTACACAGCAGAGTGATCTGCTCGCTGGTAACGTAAACACCGATGCACTTACACAAGTTACCAAGGATATGTCACAGGATGTGCTTGGCGCAATACAGAGCGAGATACTCCCTAACATACGTACTCAACAGGTACAGTACCAGCCCGGAGGAAGTTCAAGGGGAGATATGGTCGCCTCTAACGCTGTCAGTTCGGCGATAGACAGACTGACCAAGCAGTCTACCGGGATGTATGCGGATGCGTTTTCTGCCGCACAGGATAGGAGATTACCCGCAGCTCAATACCAGACTAGCGCACAACAGGCCGCAGGGCAGCTTGGGTTGCAGAACATGGGCCAGTATGGGAATGTAATGCAGCAGCCCATAGGGTTGATGCAGATAGGGGCTAATATAGGCGCACAGCGCCGAGCTATGGATCAGGCTCAGATGAACGAAAACATGAAGCGGTACAACTACGAGACCATGAGACCGCAGGCAGAGCTACAGAACTATATGTCCATGATCAGCGGGGACTACGGAGGTCAATCGACTGCAAACCCAAGTGCACTGTCTACGGCAGGCACTGCGCTGGCTCTCGCGAAGATGTTTGCGACGAGCGATGTCAGGGTTAAGGAGAATATCTCTGTTATTGGATACCTCAAGATGCTCCCGGTTTACCTATTCAATTACATCTGGAGTCCTGAGAAGCACATTGGCTTTATGGCACAGGATGTTGAGAAGGTTATGCCAGAGGCTGTTGGAGAGTATAGCTCCGGGATAAAGTTTGTTAATTATGCGATGGTTTTGGGGAGGCTGTAATGGCGATTGACTCTGTTATGCCTTGGATAAAGAAGTATTCAGATGGGCAGGAGGAGGAAATGTGGACGGATTATTATAAGCTAATGGGTGGAAGCTTTTCCGCTGGGAAAACACCACCTGCTGCTTTTACCGGAGGAACTACCGGGGTTTCACCTATCGATTGGGCAGGCATGAAAGTAGAAACGGACGCGCCCTATAAGCCCGGTGGCTTTGGGCCTGTGCCATCTACCTTCCCTCCCGCCCAAATTGGTGGCTTGCTTGGAATCATGGGCACAGACGATGAATACTGGAAGACAATTTTAGGGAGTTAAGTATGGGTCAATTTTCCTTACTACCACAAGAAGATCTTGATGACCTCTTAAGGCCGAAGTCTCTGGGGTTCCTACAGGAACAGCCCCCAGTCAAGACTACAGTTGAGAATTACACAGATCAGCAAGGACTGACTGACCAAAGGGTCACTCAGGTTAGTACGTCTCTTCCACAGACCACCGCTGATGATTCACAAGGTACAGGTAATGCTTGGACACTCCTGACCGACATGGACGATAAAGAGCGAGAGATTCTCGCGTATGCGACTGAAAGGGCTAATAAACTGCGACAAGGTGATGCTGTATTAGGCACCAATCGTGGCGATGCTCTCATGACCAAGGTCTTGCAACGCCTCAAGTTGGAGCGAACAAACGCCGAGGACACCGCAGACAGACTGATAGCGCAGGACTTCTATACCGACGAATCCTTCCCTAAGATTATACGGGATGCAGCTAATCAGGGTGCGACCGTTGAGCAGATGGGCAAGCTCAGTACGGCTTACCACGCCAACAACCCGTCGATGGGGCAGACGATGCAACAGGCTATGTTCATAGCCCAGCAATCTTGGGACGCTCTACCGGAAGAAGAGAAGTTAAATCAGTGGAAAGCAGGTGTTAGTCAGGGCCAGTTTGTAAACAGAAAAGCCGCAGAATTGATGTCAAGTTGGCAGTCAACTCCCGAGAGCGTTATAGAGATCAATGAAGCAAAGGTCGAAACTACGTCTCTGATAGACATCAACAAAAAAATCAACGAAGAGATATTCCAGTTATACTTTGACAAAAACCAACTATACTCTAACGCACTCATTGATAACCAAAGAATAGACCACGCTATCAATCTACTTGAGAGTGGTCAACTTCAGACCGGACCAATTACAAGACCTTACATGATGGCGAAGAGGTTTTTTGATCAGGCGTTTGCTGGTGGAAGCGATCAACAAAGAGAGATTATTGGTAACCAGAAGAAAAGGTTTAGCGGTCTCAAAGATATGCTCGTAAGGGATGCGGAGTTCTTTGATTCTCTGGCTACTCTTTTAGGTGCGAGGAACATCCAGCTCACCAAGGGTAATGTGACCGAGCGTGAGATGATGATGTTTTTGAAGATAGCACCTGAGTTGAGTAAGTCACCAAAGGGTAACATGGATCTCCTTAGAATACTAAAAAATATAAATCTTAAAATCCTTGATTATAAAAAAGCGGCTTATCGGTACTTTAACGAAATACTACCAGAGACTGGGAAGCCTCGTGGGTGGCCTGATGTGCCGACTGAGTTTGCTCAGTGGATGATCATGCAGCCCGAAGTAGCTAAGTGGGAGAACTTTGATACTGAAGGCCCTTCGGCTGGAGTTGGTGGGATAATACCACGAGACGCGTATGTAACTTATACCGAACTCAATAAACCAAAGGAAGGAATCCCGGCGAATATCGGTGCGTACAGTGTAATTCCTGAGCCTCAAGGGGAGAAGGGTATGTGGGGCAATGAAGATATTTTAACCCCGTTTACGTACGACGGGAAGTGGTGGATTGTTAAGGATGGGTTATTGTACGAAGTGACCCTTAATTGAGGATGCTATGACACAACTTACAAGAAAACAGCAGTCAGGGATTCAGCAACTCCTTGAGAAAGAAAGGAATGAAAGGTTGTACGGTCGGTTGCCTAATAACTCACCAACTGAGATATTGAATATTCTTGGGGCCAATAAAGAGACCAAGGGTGGATTCATGGATATGTTACATGATCTTTTCATAGGTACCAAAAGAACTGAATTTCCTGAAGTCCCGGAGCTGACAGACCGTCGCGCTTGGGAGGCAATGGGTGGTGATGAAGACGCCACATTCTACGGGGGTGGTGACAGTCGATACACCCCAGAGATGTCAGCGAAGATCGGTGTTGGCAGGGCTGTTACCGAAGATGACTACCAGCTTGCCGGGATTGTCAAAGAGACTTTCGGCAACGATGCTGGCGTTGATTTCTGGCGTGACAAATACGGTAACACCGTTCTAACTTTAGATGGGGCTGATTTCTATCTAAACAAACCGGGCCTTTCTGTTGCAGATATGGAAAGATTGGGTGGACAGCTTGCCTCCTACTCAGCAGGAAGTCGTTTCTACGCCTACGGAAATATGCTTAAGCGTATGTTGGGAAGTATGTTTGCGTTTACAGGAGTAGCTGCTACAAGGGACGTTGGGTCTTGGTCTTTGGGAGGCCCACAGCCAGAGGCAGAAAGAGCAGTTCTCATCGGTGCTCTTGGGGCACTGGGTGTTCCGGTGATTCACTACGGCGGTCTTTTGGCAAGGGGAGTTTACAATAAAGCTGCCTCTTGGTTTAAAGGTGGTAGCTTGAGTCCAGAAGCAATAAGGGAACTCGAGAAGGCTGGGATGGATGTCACCGAGCTAGAACCTCAAATGCGGAGGTGGTTTAATGAGATGGAACGTAAGTTCGGTACCGAGGGGGCTGTTTCCGAGACGGTAGCAAGGAGTCTTGATGAGGATCTGACCGTTCCATTAACGGCTGGTGAAAAGTCACAAAGGACCGCCACCCAGCAGCAGGAGTATCTCCTTTCATCTGGAGCCAGAGGGAGTGCCGCGCAGGATATTGCGGAAGCACAGCGTACAACGCAGGCTCAGAAGCTTGAGTCAGCAGCAGAGACGCTTGCTGGAGGTGCAACAAGGGACACTGCTCTATCCAGAACCCTTGCGGAGCTTGGGATTCTATCTGCTAGGGACCACCAAGCATTCAAGGTAATGTTTGGAGATGCCGAAAGGACGGTGGCTTTTCTTCCAACAACTGAACGACAGGTTCTAAGAGATCAGGTTGGGTTTGTCAGTGGTGGGGGTACTCTAGAAGCCACGAATGCTTATGGCATTCACATGAGTGCGTTGGATGATATTTTAGCTGCATCTGGGAAGCTTGGGATTCATTTTAAAGACTCAGGACCAACCATAGGATCTTTATTTCAGTGGAGGTCAGAGGCTTCTAAGGCAGCTACAACCCTGAAGGGATCGGACCCCTCTGGGTCAATGGCAGTCCAAAGTATGGTCAGGAACTTCGATGATTATATCAATGATCTTATAACGAAGGGTTCTGTTTTAGGCAACCCGAAGAACATACAGTTCTGGCAACAAGCTGTTAACCTGAGAAGGAAGTTTGGCAAGGATTGGCAGGCCACAACAAAAGAAGACCCCAATTTCTTAGCCTCACAGGTGGTTGATTCTCAGGGAGTGATTAAGCTCATGCCAGACGAGGCGGCTAATGTTATTCTGAACACCACTAACACTGGGTGGTTGTCTAAGCCATTCTTGAACAGGAACCTTCTTGAGATTAAAAAGAGACTCGGTGTTATGAGTGACGGGTGGCGTGGCATAAGGGACGAGGTTGTCCTACGCATGATACAAAACGCAAGGAATAAATCAGGGGACTTTGTCCCGAAGACGATGCTTGGATTTTGGTATAAATTGAAGAGGGAAAATCCTGGCCTGTTGAATACTATGTTTGACATTAAGGACCAGCAGATGCTCAGTCGGTTCCTCTATAACTCTGCTCGCGTAATGAAGAAACAGAACATGGGTGCAAACTTCTCCAACACTTCTATATTCCAGAACATCCTTGGAAGGGCTGCTAACATACCCGGCATTAACTTGATGAGGGATGTCGGTGCCGTCAACCAAGCGAACAAGCTTCTCTTGAAAGGACAGATGGAAGCGTATGGTGGCAAGAGCGTTTACCCCGGTAAGGCTGTCAACACAATGCTCCCAAGTCAGGCAGGCATTCAGACAGAGCCTGTTGTACAGGAGGAATATCCAAACGTTGCACCAGCTATGGTCGGAGGACTTCTATCCCCATTCCTTGATGAGGAGTTTGGTGGGGCTGGGCGCGGAAGCCCACAGTGAAAATACTTTTGGTAGCGTGGCTTCTTCTGTACGGTATATATGGAGCCATGACAGCCAAGGCCGATGCACCAGAGAATGCCCAGAAGTTAATGGTATCGTTCCCGGTTATCTGTACCCCCGGCATGACCGAAATGATGGGGGCGCTTACGGTTGACTACGCCGTGAATATAATGATGACCTTCGAGGAGACACCCATTACAGGTATAGTGGTTGTGCATAACCCTAACACTCAGACTGCCGCTGTTTTACATATTAGCGAAGCGAGAACCTGCTTGATATTTTCTGGGTTAAACGCACAGACGTTTGCAAGGCCAGAGGGTATGGCACCTCCTAAAGAAGAAGTACAACAGAACTTTGAGGAATTATGATGAGTGAGGTTAGCGATCTTGAGATTGGAAAATTAATCCAGAAGGTCGACAGCCTTGAGACTATGGTTAGAGAGCAGAACGACAGGTTGGACAAGTTGGACCAACAGCTTGAACGAACGAGAGGAATTGGGATCGGTGTAGTCCTCGCTACCGTTGGGCTGTCAGGAGTAGGAGGCTCACTATTCACAAGGTGGTTAAGTAGTGGTGGATGATGTTGTTGCACTAAGCGATAAAACGAATGTAGGTATGCCCGTAAGGAACCTGATCGGTTTGATCGGTGCAGTTTGCGTGGGAGCATGGGGTTACTTCGGAGTGCTGGAGCGTCTAAATAAGGTGGAGACGAACTACATTCTTATGCAATCAGCTGTCACTAAAAACAGTAACTTTAGTGAGCTGTGGCCGAGGGGCGAGCTTGGAGCGCTCCCCGATGACGCCGAACAGTATATGTTAATAGAACATCTAAGCCGTGAATTTGCGAAGCTACAGGCAATGATAGAGGGGGGTGAGGCTCCATTCGACAGGCAGCAGGCACTTACCCTTGACTTCTATCGTCAGAGAATCGAAGCACTTGAGGCCAAGGTGGAAATACTCAAGGACAAGGTTGCTCAAATTAAATCACAAAACGGGGCGCACTAATGGAAGTAATGTTTGTTCTTCTACTATACATGAACGATAATCTGAAGGAATGGATGGGCCACTGGGAAAATCCAAGCACTGGTCAGTGGGTTGAAATGGGGATGTCAGGATGCCTGAGCATGAAACGTACCTTGAAAAGAAATGGATGGAAAGACACGGCATCCGGGAAGACTCGCTTCACCTGCGAGAAGCGGAAGGTCGAATTAAAAACAAACAAGGAAGGGAACATCGTAGTAGCGAGGATTATAGAATGAGTCACTTAAAGGACATAAATTTATCATGGGGGAGACATCTACATTTTGCGTGGGGACTTGCCTTGAAGTTATTTCTTTTGTCGTTGACTGCCTTGGTTCATGGGTTGTTACCTTCTATATTTACTTCCAAGGTATCGGATGAAGTGCATAAACTTAATCAGGAACTGTCCTAAATGGTTACTTAGGGTATACCTGTGTTGGTCGGTATGTGTTGACATTACTGCCGCTTGTTTTTTGGTGTGGTATTTATTCAAGGAGATAACATGGCTAAGTTAAGTTCTACAAGAAAGTCATCCATAAAGAGTAGGATGAAGGAGAAGTTTGGTAAGATTGGTTACAAAAAGGGGCGGGTAGCAGAGACGCAGGGAAAAAAGGTGAGTCAAGTTGGTAAGCCTACGAAAAAGAAGGCACCCACTGATCTTAAAGCTAAGTTCAAGGGCAAGACCAAAAGTGCAGGCTATATTAAAGCCGTAAAAGCTCGGAATCTTGCTAGATCTGCGGCTAAGACACACTATGCAGCTGGTGTGAAAAAAGGGAGAAAGATGTCGAAGACTAAAGGCACTGCGTCAAGGTACAAGCACCCGAAGTAAAAGAAATAACTCAGATGACAGGAGATATTATGGAAAAATGGAAAGATTTAACCGCTGGAAAGAAAAGGTTTTGGGCAGCCGTGGGGATCATAGTGATCATAGCTCTGGTAGGCTGGGTCACTGGCTGGTGGTCTTCACCTCAAGAAGTTGTCTAACCCTCTCACTGATAGGTTTAATAGGATGCACTACTTTGAAGAAGGCCAGTATAGTGGGGCTAGCCGGAGGGTCGGGTGCGCTTGCCGGGGGTCTTGTATCGACGGGGATTCTTGCTCCTGTGGCGGGAGCTGTGGTGACGAGTGCAGTTGCGGATGTGGTAACGGAGGCGACCTCGATTGGGGGCGCAGGAAAGAAAGTTATGAGTGATTGTGCACCAGATAATTTTTGGAGTCTGTTAGGCTCCCTAGTGGAGATGGGAGGATGGTTCTTACTGCTGTTGATATTCGTACCGATGGTATTGGGATGGGTACTTCCCGGCCCACTGGAGCGGAAGAAAAAAAGCTCGTCGTAGTTAAGTGGAGAGACGTCCTAGCTGATGACAGCTGGACGAGGGCTAAAGAAGTGGAGTGCCCTTCATTCTATTCTGTTGGGTGGTTGGTATGTGATACCGATGATACCGTAAAGATCGCCTCGACCCTTGACTTCGAAGACTTTACTGATGAAGCCAAGGGTGAGGCAAGACCCATACTCTACGGCATTACAGCCTTTCCCAAGGGCTGTGTTGAGGAGGTTGTACCATTAAGCGACAAACTTGAGTGGCTCCCTTTTGTCTTGGACCCGAGTGCTACAGGTTGAGCCGCAATCATTACATCTCCACCGCTGGTACCTTCTTACCTTAGTTATCCGGTGCCCCATCTTTTCCATATTGATGGAGCCACACTTTGGACAACCATCCGAAGGCCCACCCCTGAGAGCAAGGTGAGGGTGATTCTTTATTAGAGGTAGCATCTTGTTATACGCCTCCTCTAACATCAATACATCCTGCTTGCAATGATCGACCACGATCTTCATGTGTTTCTTAGAACCAGCAAGCGCTTCGATCCAAGCTCCCTGATTGATGGGAGTTTTTGTTGCTTGTAGCCCAAGAAACCTTTCAATGTTGGCGAGCCTGTTGCTCGACAGTCTGAGCTGGTACCTAGCAGTAGCCCAGAGATCAAGGTGAGATATGTTGGGTGACATAATAGTCTTCTCCCACTTTAGAAGCCGGGATTGCAGGTAGGGTACATCGAACTTCTTACCATACCAAGTGACTATGATGTCAGCGTCCTCAAGAGAGTCTCTTATAGCGCAGGCAACTCCGCTGTCATCGTTCAGAGACTTCTGCTTGTGGTCAGTGATGCGGAACGTCTCGATTGTTTTCTTATCGCTCCACTTAATACAGGCACAGATCAGCAGACCCCAGTCTGCATTTAAGTGATTACACTCGATGTCGAAAAACGCTTTTCTCATTACCTTCTTCCTCTGCGTCGCGCCACATTGATTCCATAACTCGTGCGGCTTCGGTTGACGTCACCTCCAAGGTGATGAAGGATTTTTTCTCCCCTTCAACCAACGGGAACATTGCCTTCTCCCCGTTCTTTGATATGTGACGCACATCTTTTGCTCTAACTCTTACTATGGACCCATCAAAGGTTGTGAAATCTATCTGACTGTGGTGACAGAAGCTTTTATGAGCTTCCTCCACATCAAGTACGTTTGACCGTAAGCTGTCAGCTAATTCCACTGCCATGTCGGTGGTGAGTTTCTTTGTAAGCCGCGCCCCTTCATGGGGTACGTCCGGGACAATAACCTCTATAGGACGTTCCTTATCATCCCCCTGTTTCACCTCCCAAGCACCTCGCCACACCGCTTTAGGCCAGCTTGCTAATCCAAGAGTCATTATTTCCTCCTGTTCTTGAGAACAGTTAGTCGGTTATACAGCGACAACGCTCCATAGAAGGCCATGAAGTTCTCAGCATGGTCCTCTCCTTTAAGCTCCCTCGCTTCAAAAGATCCATTTTCCTTATCGAACCTCAGGAGCCAAGATGACTCGCAGTCTCTGCCGTAGATGTCCTCAATGGTCTCACCATAGGCGCTGACTTGCAGGTCATATTCATCGTACAATCGTTTGCTCGTTTTGAAATCTATAACCCCGAAGGTGCCGTTAACCTCTGCGACAGCGTCGACTGTCCCAGCGTACTTGTACTTGCGGTTATAGACTTTCTCTTCTGAGGAGAGCCACTTGACGTCGTTCTCTTTAGTCCAGTCCCTAAAGTTCTCAATGGACTCTCTGACTATAGCGTTGTCAGGCAGGGATGGCATCGCCCCCTCGCCCAGCTTGAACTTGATGGCCTGCTCACACCAAGCGTGGACAGCCTCACCTATGTTGAGAGCGTCCTGAGACTTTTTACGGTACGCTCCCTTGATTCCCTTCACCATGTCCTTGATGGACAACTCTGCGTTTGAGAATGATTCACAATTAGACTCGAACCAATCAGCCCCCATCTTAACAGCCCAAGGCATCAAGGCAGGCTTGCTGATTACATTGAGGATGGTTGTTACAGAGGGGACATAGTCCCCATCAACACTATACCAGTGCTTGTCCTCTCTAAAGGAGAGGGTCTTTTCAGTGCCGTCGTGAAACGTTATTGGGTGTTCCATGCCTTGTCCTTATGCTTTCGGGTTCACCAAAGTGCTTATGCACCAGCTCAACAATCTCTGCAAACTCGGGGTTCTCCTTTCAGAACCAGTCGTCATCCGGCTCCTCTTTTTTAACTGGCGCAGGCTCTTCACCATCCGGCAACTGAAAGCGCAGGTTAATAGTCTTTCTGCCGTCTTTGGTTATGTTTTTCCAGCCAGAGACACGCATCACCTGCCCCCTAATTAAACCCTTGCCGCCAAAGTCAGGTGACTTCTCTGACTTCTTTGGTCCCTCGTTCAACCATATAGTTACTGCGTTGTCTTTCGGTGCATTATCGTACGCCATTTTACCTCCCTGTGAGTGTTCCATTTGAAGTTGGTCGTTTTGATCAGACTGCCATTGATCGTTGTCTTCGCCGGGTGTATAGACATCTTCTACAGTCATTAAACGGACCCGGCCCTTTCGTTTGCTTGTATGGTACGCCACACTTCGATCCTCAGTTTAGCCGCCTCGACGAGATGCGTATATTTACGGTGAGAGGCTCTTGCTACCTTCAGTCCATCGAGGAATTGAACGTACTCAGGATGGGCATAAGCCCAAGCATCCTTTGACGCTATTGAACCTTCCGGTGCTTTCTCCCATAACACAGAGAATTGGACCTTACGGAAGTCCTCAAGGTGGTAGCGGTGAGCTTCAACCTCACCTATCTTTGACGCTTGGTCCCGCAGAAAATCAGCGGCCCTTATAGCGTCCTCCATTGATACGAGTTCAGTCATCTTACTTTCAGTATACCTCTATCTGTGGCTTTTTCAAGTGTTCCAAATATCATGTAGGCTTGACGCTTTCTAAGCTCCCCATCTCCGGTGTGCAGGTCCATGTGATGCTCATAGCACAAAGGCATCGTGAACAGGTCGGAAGCTTTGCGCCCCATGCCGCCACTGTGTGGCGAGTATGCCCCTTTAAGGTGATGGGCTACTACATGGTCCCCCTCTGCGTCACAAACCACACAGGGCAGGTCGGACACAAACTTAATGTAGGGCTTGCTGATCCACCGCTTTATCTTGGGGAAGCTCATATCTCACATACACCAGCGACACACGCCAGCTCTTGACTGGCAGTTGTGTGGTCTTGAAGCTCCTCAAATTCAAAGTTTATTGTCTTGGGCATTTGTCTCATAAGGCTTTGATATTCTAGCTTATTTAAGTCTTGGTACGGAGCTTGCTCATAGATGTGGTCTGAGTCAGCCGATGGAAGGAATGAT